ATGTGTTCATCTTAGCTGCTATGTCAGACAATGGATACCCTTTATTAACTAAGGCTTTAACTCTAGCGATTTGTGCTGCTGTTAATGACGATGATTCTTTAGGCATTGCTCTTTGTCTTAACTGTGTGATGTCTGTATTATCTAGTATGTCCATTAATTTTTTCTCACTAACAGCACCAGATTGTATAGCTTCCCATTCTTTGTCTGTAATCTCGATGTTTCGTTTCTTTCTTGCTGTTGCGTCTACTTCACTTCGATACTTAACCACTGCTTGTTGACTTATCTTTTTAAGGTCTCCAGTTTTGATCTTGTTGCCTGTCTCGGCCTTAACCAAGGCCTTCTTAGATTCAATCTCAACATTAGCTCTACGTAAAGCTTCCCTTTCTTTAGGTTTATTGAGGCTGGAAATGGTTATCTTATCTTTGAGAGAGTTCACTTCTTTCGCGTATACTTTGGCAGCATCCTTATTGTAGGCTATCTTGTCTGTATCCGTGTAATCAAGCCTACTTTTTCTTGCTAAGGTCTTCATTGTGTTGGCATAGTCTGCATATACCAGCTCCATAGGGTGCTTAGCAGATGATACCAATTCATTGGCGTCTCGTACCTCGGCCATCTTTGTAGAGTTTTGGGTACGTAGGATTGTTTTTACAGTTACTTCGCCAGTTCGTTTATTAATTATGGTCTTATCATAGGTTGCCTTATCGGCGGTCTTATAAATGTAATCACCCTCGGGTATGTTTGAATCGTACCACTCCGCCCCCTTTTTATTAATCTTAGGGGTGCCTTGTCTCTTGGCTACAATCTCTTTACTTGATGCTTTTGATATTATTGTTGATGCTCCACTCCCAACCTTAATAGTACCATCTGGATTGACTGATCTTTGCCATTGTTTTTTAAGTGCCTTGATATTATTATCAATTTCACTTTGTTTATAATCCAATTTATGTTTGCCTGCATCAATTACTACTTGGGAGTGTCTTACGGCCTGAGCCTTCTGATGATCACTTGCTCCACCTAATGTCATGTCCGTAATTAGATTTGATATCTTGCCCATTTGTAATTGGGTACTATCTGTTCCGGCCCTATCATCTTTCATTAAAATAATTTTTTGGCCAGTCTTTACATTATAATAATTCCCGTCGTCAGCCTTCTCCGCCTTATACTCATACTTCGCATCAAATCCTTTTAGCCCCGTTAATTCTGGGGTTGAGGTTATCTTTACTTTGCCATAGGCGTCGTGTGTTGGAATGGTCATAACGGTATCGCCATCAAAGTCGGCGCCTGATAATCGATCGGCAACCTTCTTAGTAATACCAACAGCATCCAGAGCGTCTGGTGGAATTATTCGTTTACCTAGTGCGTTCTTATTGTTAACTGTAAGAATCGGTATTTCGAAAGTGCCACCATGTGGATATCTTACTAACGCTAATTTAGTCCCATCAGTATAAGCAGGAGCGTACACTTCATTATCTTTCAATGTATTAATCGGAATTATAACATGGTATTTTTGACCTGGTAGCGCAGCTGCTTGTAAATGAACTGCTGCGGAGTCACATTCATCAGCAAACTTATAAAGTAGATGTTTCTTTATAGTTGGGTTGGTAAGCGCCATTATATTATCATACTCAGCCATCTTATTATCAATAGCTAATTTTAATTGTTTTTGCGCTAGTGCCTTTGTTTGTTTTGATAAGAATTGAGATGGTAGAGTATCTTTCCAATCCGACCAGTCACCTTCATCAGCACGTTTATTAATTGCTGACAATTGCTTTTTACCATCCTTATCCAGGTAATAGCTTTGCCCACCTGCTTTTATTGTTGAACCAAATGGATTGTCCGCATCATTAGTTATTGGTTTAAGCACTTCTTCCAGGGGCTTGCCTTTTGGCTTATTAGTATTAAATATAACATCGACGCCATCTGGCATTTTATCAGAGTATATTGCCATACCCTTCATATAATGGGTCCCGTCAACCAATACTCGTACTTGTGAGTATCTCGATGCTCCTAGTGATAGGTCGTTCACACCTCTTCGTAGTTCAATTATACCATCTTTTTCAACACCGGTTATACCATCATACCCTTTTTCGTTATCATATCGTATCTTTATTCTGTTAGAATCTAAGCTCTTCGGATACACAAACTTATCAAAGGTTTTACCATCATCATGCGATGTGTATTCGCTAAGCGAATGAACCTTATCTAGATCGTAAATGGCAGCGGATACTTTTTTTCCACTATCAGTAAGCTTATATGGCGTATCAGGAGGACATATAACTCTTTGGGTGGTTTGCTGTCCTGGATTGGTCGGTTGTTTAACTCCTCCAGAAACTAATATGTATCCATCGTCCTCTAATAGACTCAGCGCAACCTTTAGTTTAGTGGAAGATATACCTAATTCGGCCTCAACGCCTGACCCAACGTCGATCATTCCTTTCTTAGCTACTTGTTCTTTTATGAATTCGGCAACTTCTCTAGTCTGATTGGTTTTTTTAGATGTGTCCGGTTCGAGCCATCCTCGTATTGATGATTCATTAACCCCCATCTTTACGCCAATTTCTGAATATTTTGGTTTGCCAGTCAATGAGTTTAACCCGAGGTCTCCGGATATGGATTCAGCGGTTTTAATATTATTCATTCGACGCTCGGTGTTAGACTTGCTTATTTCTTCACGATATTGCCCGCTTTTCATACCGAACGTATTTTTAATATTTTCAGTGGTAGGCTTCCATCCTTGTTTTTTTAAGTCTTCAACTCTAGAAAGAAAATCTCTATGACCATGTTGTTTTGGGTCATCGCCAGACCCAAATGGATATCTACCAGAACGATATTTTACTCCGATATGTGCCAATACGCTTTTATCATTTGATATGACCGCTCGTATTTCTTTAAACTCGTTATTCATTGACATTAATCCTCCAGTCGATCAATTTGTTCTAGGATTTTATTTAGATGAATTATTTTATCCATTATGGGGGCTATGTCCTCAGCCGTTGGATTAAAAAATAATATTTCATCATTCTGATAAATACGTAATTCGATGTCAATATTTCCCGGTTTAATTTTGTACTCTAGACAAAATAAGGCGGCATATACTTTTAGTTGGTCCATATGTACTGAGCCTGCACCAGTTTTTAAATCGCTAATTCTTAAGAAATTATCTCTAAAAGAAATAGTATCAGCAGTTCCAAAAAATCTATCAGAATAATATAGTACTACTTCAGTATTCATCTTAAAACCAATAGCATCATTAACATATGCATATATTGTTTTTTTTGATCTTGGTTGTTTAATTCCAAGGTTTATAGTTTCAGCAGCCCATGCATGAAGACGGGTGCCTAAATACGCTGCTTGTTTACTTCTAAACACATCAATTACTTTTTGGTCATCGTATCTTAACCATGCGGATTGACTAGCACTAAATGGTGCGTGCAGCCCTTCAAGGTTTGAATGCTTCACGAAGTTCATTTAATACTTCCTCCTTATTCTCCGGATATATAAATCTAGAAAAAGACATATCATTCATTTTAGTAACATAGTGATCCTGGTTGGGTCTCTTATATGCGGCCGCACTTTTTTTACCTTCTAATGTGGCCCATTTATTTTTGTGGAGAATAAGTAAATCTGGAATGCCTTGTATCTCGGTTGGGTCTAAGTGAGTTACAATACATGTAGGAAACATATTTTTTATTTCTTTTACCAATTCCTGTTTAAACTTATTTTCTAACACTAATAGCCCTCCTTATACCCATTTTTTATTTTTGTAAAAATTATGAGAAGAAAAATATAGAATGAGTGTTTAGGTGATTCCACATATACATAAACATTCCTGTTTATCCGCTCTTACCAATTAAGCTATCATTCTATTTTCTTTTTTTGAGGGTGTAGTCCTAAAAATTGACCCTACTCTCATAAAAGGGAATGTTTTCTACGCGAATTTTAAAAAGCTCCAGAAAATGAAAAGGGATTGTATTTATAGATTTCTCGCCATACCATTTGTTGTGTGATTAAAAAAAAGAGAAGGCGTAAGCCCGCTCTCAATTTTGTGAACTACTTTTGTAATGCATATTATTTTTTGTAAAACTATGATTTATTCCACTGATTAGTTTTTCTCGTTGTGGTATTAATGCGTTATCGCTTACTACTGAAACTGAGAATTCGTATTTGAATCCTTCAATATCATTTGCTGCTTCCAACATCTCATTCCATTTCTTTAAAAACATTTCAATTTTGTTTTCCATAATAATAATCCTCCATATAATATAAATTATTTAATATTTCATTAGAGGAGGTGTTTTCTACGCGAACTACTCAATATTAAACCTTCTTTTAAGCTCGTCCTTTATTTCATATAATATATGCATCTCACCATTAAATGGTACATGAATATAATTATCCCAACATCCATGCTTTTTTAATTCTTGTATTGCTCCTTCAAATAAACCGTCCTCTACCCAAACAAACTGTCGGTTCCAATCTTGTATCCCCGAGGCTTTATCTATTGAACCGTGTTTCCAATTTGAGTTTTTAAATTTTGATGATATCATATGACCGTAGATTTTATCCAACACCTCATTAAACTCCATACCCCAACAGGTCAACCAATAACAGTTTTCAAAGTTGTTTACCAAAAACCATAGGAACCCTATAACACCATCCCTAAGTTCTAGTATTCCATCATTTTGACAAAATAGTACACCATCCACATCCAAATAAATATCAGCGTCAATCATACATTAATCCCTCCTTAAA